CAAAATGAAAGTATGGCCGCTTATGCGGAAAGTTGCGTGAGCGTAAGTTTCGATACGCCGGACTTGGTCGGGGTCAAAACTTTGGCTTCGATGTGGAGGAGCATCAGCGAACCGCTGGCAAAGTTGCCTGTAAGGTTGGCCGAAATGCTGGCACGGGGAATTTCAAACACATAGCCCTGTTTGGGGGTCACCTTGAGAGACTGCTCAATGTCGCCAACGCTGCTGGGGGCTTCCCATTGGTCGTTGTCGGTTAATTGCTGGTCGCTCTTGCCAGCGGTGCCGCCCAGGACAAGTGCCAGGGTTTCGGGTGCCGGGTTCATAAGGTCAAATGCAATGGTAATTGCACCAGCCTTTTTGCTGACGAGGACGGGGTCGTCCACTTCCTCTGCGTAAAATTCGGTGGCCTGGGGTACTTCCATGGTCAGCTGTGCGCTATCCTGGTTGGTATAGCCGAGCTGTGACAGGCTGGTTCCCATTCCGCCGTCGTTGGCGATGTCGCCCATTTCGATTTTGCTCAAACCGAGCGTGAATACTTTTACCATGTCTTAAAATTTTTTAGTTACAATTAATCCAATCAATTCTTAAATTGTTGTAGTGTTCAGCGTGGCTGCTCTCTGCCATTTTGGTTTCCTGTGGCTCGTTCCAGCTTACGCCCTCAACGGTTGCGCCCTCCAAAGCTGCCAATACAAGATTGGTAAGTTGGGAAAGCCTGGCCAAATTGGGCATAAGCTGTTCTTTGCCGTCTATGGTAACGGCCATGTCGGGTACGTGGATATTTATATTGCTGTAGCCGCTTTGTGGCTTCCCGTGGCTGCTCCAGGGGGTATTCACAACAATACATTCTTCTGTTTCCCGGCCGTCGCTGCGCTTGTCATTGTATATGCGCCCCTGTAGGGTGTTGGCAATGTCCGTGTCGGCTGCCAGGATGCCATAAAACATATTATTAACTTCTACGTAATTCATAACCACATACGGCAATGTAGCCGCCCATTATCAAATTTCATACAACGGCCTGTGGCCACAACTTCACCACTTAATTTGCCCTGGGTGATCATGGTTTCTGTAATGGTGTCGTGCTGGCTGCGTGTAATAAGCACGCGCGTTCCCTCGTCAATTCGTGCCGTGCCTGTAGGCATCTGCACCAACGAGGAAAATACCAGCACTTTGCCATCAGCGGTGGCAACGCTGCTGCCCTTGCCGTTTGTTTCCTCCCGGCAAAGCCCAACATAAACCCAGCTGGCGGACTGCTGCGTCCATTGCCCGTTGGCTCCCTGTACAGCTTCACCGTTGGTTAAGCGGTACAAATGTTGGTAGTATTGCGGCATTGTTACCATATATCGCTTCTTCCTTTCACTTTGGGTTTAAGTGCATTGGTAATTCCCAATTCACTACACATTGAGTTATACCACGCTTTCACTGCTTCCATGTTCCAGGAAATGGAATAACCGCCCTCGCTAATGTTGGCCATTGGCAACAGGCTGGCAAACTCACGGCAAAGCGCAAGTTTTGCGGTTTTCACGTCCACGGTGGCGGTGCTGTCGGGTATCAAATCGGCCTGGTTCGTCAAAATCAATTCAACGTCGGTGTCGCTGATATTCATCCGTGCGCCTGTGGCCGTTATCCATTCTCTATATGTCATGGCTGTAGAATTGAAAGCAAGAGGCGGCACGGCTTGCGGCTGCGCCGCCCCTCAAATTACGTTTACTTGTTCCAGGTGCTGTTGGCGGTGTCCATAAGGTAGCTGCGAGTGCTGCTCAACCATGCCGGGAAAACGTTTGCAACGCCCATGGTAACCTCTTTAATGGGGTTCTCGTCGCTGAACTTCTTAATACAGGTGTAACCGTTCATGACCTTAATGGCCGGGGTTCCCTGGAGGTTCATATCAACGGGGGTGTTGTAGTACGTGGCACCGAGGTTTTTGCTCTCGCTGAACATGACCACATTGTCGGCAAACGGGTTGCCCGTGGTCTGCGTGCCGTCGGCCAGCTCAACGGTGATGTCCTGGTCAAGCACAACAATCTGCAAACCGCGGAGGTATGCAATGTTGTTCATGGCCTTGTTGACCTGTTCCACGCTGGGGCTGGTGGTAAGGTTCAGTGCAACTTGCAAGTAAGAAGCGCACAGATCCATAACCTCCTTACAGGCGGCAAACTTGGTGAAAGTGTCCAGGTTCATGAAAGCGTAACGGAGGCGGATGCCCTTTGCCTTTGCGCTCTCAATGGTGGTTTTGAAATCAACCGAAATGGGTTTTGCGCTGGTGGACAGGTTCCAGGCGGCGGAGCCTGTTTGGTAGCCCAGCTGCTGGCCGAGGTCGCCCAGCTTATAATCCACGTCGTATTCGGTCACAATACCAACGTTGTTGGCATCGGTGAGGGTCAGTTTGCCGAGGCTGATCTGCTGGAGTGCCATCCATTCAACGCGGTTGGCCACGCCGTCCCAGCAAAACTTCATGTCCTCTGCCCAGGCTTCAACCAAGGCACGCTGGTTGGGGTTGTTCTGCGAAAGCGCGAGCATGATGTAATACTCGTTCAGCTCGTTTTCGTCCTTGTCGCGCAAAATGCTGACTTTGGGGATGTCTCCCTGTACGCGCGAAACGGGGGTGCGGCTCTTGCTGCCAATGCTGGCACCACGTGCCACAATGTCGGCGGCCACGCGGAGACCTGTCTGCATTTCCAGGGCTTTCCACGTCAAAGTCACGTTGGACTTCATGGGGAAAAGCGTCGTGTGGTAGTAGGGCTTGAGGTCATAAGAATTGATCATGGCTTGCATGTCCTTTTCGGTCAGCCCTTGCATCAAAGTTTTCTGCATATTCTGTTTCCTCCTTTACTTTAGATTAGTACAATGCCTTTCAGTGCATCGGCAACAATGCCGAGGGCTGCAATGTTGGCTTTTCTTACCTGGCCAATGGTAACCACGTTTGCCGGGCGGTTCGACAGAGCGTCCACGTCGTAGCTTTCGCCCAGGAGTCCCACGGGGGCATACTTGTATGCACCAGCGGAAGCACCTGTGGTGTTGCCCTGGATGATAACCTCACCAGCGGCAATGGCAATGCCCAGGGTGGTTGCAACGGTGATGTCGTCCAGGGTGCTGTCAGTGCTGTTGGTAGCAATGGCGGAAATGGCATAACACTTGCCGCCAACCTTGGCAAACACATTGTCGCCGACCTTGAGGTTGTGGCCTTTCTTAACGGTAATGGTGGTGTCGGTCGCTCCCACAGCGGATGCAACTTCGGCAACCTTAACAATGTGGAATAGACCGTTGCTGTCTTTGCCAACGGGGGTACCCTCTGCGACAGAGGTCTGCGAAAAATCAGCCGTGGCAACGTTCACGCCGTTGGGAATGTCCGCCAAACGGTGCGTGAAAGCGCGAACAATGCGCGAGTCGGATTTTCTTGTAATGGTAAACATTTTTTTTGTTGTTTAATAAGTTAAACTTCTTTGCCGCCAAGCCCAGCTTCGGGGGTGTTTTTCTCCTTGATGTAGTCGGCAACGCCCTGGCTGACTCCCTCCTTGTTGGGTGCGCCCAAAATGGGTTTCGGGGTGCTTAATCCCCGGTCGGCCATGTCTTGCATAAAGCTGGCTGCATTTGTTTTGGTTGCTTCCAGGTAAGCGTTAAAAGCTTCGTCGTTTTCAAAAGTGCGACCCTCAAAGCCTTGCATTACGCTTTTTTTGTAGCTTTCGGGTACGTCCTTTCCAAAAACAGCTTCCAGCTGCCCTTTCCGCGCTTTGACAATGTCAGCATTCTGCATGGCCGCGACCTTGTCTTGCATATCCTTGGTTGCGTTCTGTACAGCTTGCTTTACAATGTCTTCAACGTCTTTGGCTGTAAGTCCACCTTTGCCGGGTTCGTCCTTTGGGGGTTCGGGTGCCGGGGTGCCTTTCTCTTTGAAGTCATACTGCTTGCGCAAATTTTCTTCACGGGTTTGTGCGGCCTGGCTGTTTTCAGCGTCGGCGGCCTTGCGCCAATCCTTAATGTAATTGGCCACGCTCTCGGCGGTAAGCTTACCTACAATTGCGGTGGCTTCTTCTTCGGTCGTACAGGTCAAGGCCAGCGAATTGGCCAGGTTCTGCAAACCGTCTTTTCTCACGCCTTGAAATTTCGCTTCAAGTAGCTCAAAAATTTTTTTGTTCATAGGTTCAAACGTTTATTAAATTCACTGCAAAATTACGGTATTATTTTAATACGTTTTTCGTTTTTGGTTTATAGTTATTGAAAAGTTATTGTAATTTATCTTCGCCAAAAATCACAATACCATACAATGTTATGGGTTTGAGTGTGTTGTTATCTTCGCGCCTGGCATTTTATTTTTGTGTACGTCCGAAAAAGTTTGTATTTTTGCATTTGCAATTAATATTATTTAGTCATGGCAAATAAGCAAATTACAACTCCCTTGCCGGAGTCCGATTGTTCCAAATGCGAATATTACCACCCCGAATTGCCGGGTACGTGTATTGCATTCTTCCCCAATAATATACCAGCCGAAATATTAACCGGGAAACAAAACCACCGTAAACCCGTAAAAGGGCAAAACGACCAAAGCATTGTGTTTTTACCCAACGAGGAAAATCAATACGCAACATTATAGCCTTATGGGTTCGGGGCTGCATTTGCAAGCTTCTTTAATTCATCAAACCATTGCTTAACCTCCAGCGGTAAACCCTGGCCGCCTTTGTCCATATACAGTACCATACATTCCGCCAAAAATTCTTCTTTGTCTTTGGTTCCGTATGTGGATAGCCAGCCGCATTTATCTTTGTGCTTTGCGTACAAATCCGCCCACTTCTTGCGCATATCGTATGCCGTTGAGTCGGGTATTGTGCTGTTCTTAAAGCTCTTCCCGTTAATTGTACCCAGCAATACATCGTCCACCACATGACCAAATTCATGCTGCGCGGTATTCCTTAACAATGAAGATTCCGAAAGAAACACATTGTGGCGCGTAAAACCTTTATTAAGCTGCTCTTTTATAAAGTCAATCTTTTTTTGTACATCATACTTTATTTTATTATAGTTACGTGCCGCGGCATTGTTCCCACTATAAAACGCCTGTTTTTCCTGGTCTTCCCAAAAATCATAGTCTTTCTTTAGCTTGTCAATATCCTTTAGGCGGTTTGCCCTCCATTCGCTTGCATTCAGCTTGTACACCTGTGGTATCTCGTTTGGTGCGTTCTTTTTGTTGAAAACAGACGGGCTGACCTCCATCATTCCGCCGTTTGCGTGTGCCAGCGCGTTCATTCTCGCGCTTCCGATCAAAGGTATTTGCGGCATATTCCAATCGTGTATATATTGGGCGTATGTTGCGCATATCTCGCGTGCCAAATTCAATGGCAATGTCGAAAGTTTTATTGTTTTTGCGATTCCGTGTGTCGTAACGTAATTTTCAAGCTCTGCATAATTCTTTGTCTTTAGTATCTCTTGCGCCTGTTGGCAAGCTGGCCTGGGGTCTCCAATCGGCACCAGGTCTTCGGGCTTGAGCTGTGGTTGTACAATAATCTGCGGTGCCTGGGGCTGCGGCGTTGGTTGTGCCGTTGGTTGTGCCGGAATTGGCGTTTGTAACATTGCGTTTTCGGTTATCCACAATGGAATATTGCCGCCCACCATTCGTGCTGCTTCTATACGATCCCGGTTGTCGTCAATCCACTTTGTAAACTGCTTTGGCAACGGCCTTTTTGCCGCCTGTTGCTCCAGCTTATTAACGGCTGTGGCTTCCTTGCCCTGTTGCTTTGCTTCCCGGTCGGCCTTGCGTGCTTCCAGGAGCTGCCGGAAATCGCTTTTGCCACAGGTAACAGGCACCATGTAACAGCGGCATTGTGGGTGCCAGCCCGTCCACTTAAACGACTTGGGGTAAACTCCGGCCAGCTTGTCGCAAATGTCTTCCAGCGGCACCACGACGCTTTTGCCCTTTACCGTCTTTTTGGTAGTGTGGTTGCTGCTCAACCGTATTTCATAAGCCTTAATTAATGGGTTCGTTTGGTAACTCTCCCATTCGGCTGCCCTATATGCCGCTGTCATTTCGGTTCGTGCCATGCGGAGGGCGTTTTTGTAGCTGCTGCGATAAATACCTTGTCCGGGGTGGTAGTTCCTGGCGGCTTCGCTGCGCTCCAGCTTGCCCGTTACGGGGTTGTATACGCTCTTTTCGTATCGGTGTGGCTCCAACAGGTAGCCGCGTATGTCTGTGGCAATCTCCTTGGGGCTTTTGCCCTCGGTGATGCCGTTTTGCACGATAACTTCAATTTCCTTTTTCGCGTTCTGCTGCCATATTGCCGCGCTTGCCTGTATGCCGCCGCGCCTGGCCGTCCACCTGGCCGCTGCCGTCATTCCCATTTCGCGCCGCTTGTCTGTGGCTGCATCACATATTGCCGTGACCTCTTTTTTCTGCTCGCGCTGCCGTATGCCCAGGGCTTTTATTATTTGCCCCTCCACGCTGCGTTCACCTTTCCTGTAGCTGGCGTTTATGCCGTTGGCAATAAGCGTTTGCACTTTGTCGGACAGCTGTTTTAATAGCTTGTCCACCTTTGCGGCCGCTGCCCGGTTGTTGCTCCAGGAAAATGTGCTGCCGCTTTCAATGGCCTTTCGTACCTCTGCAATTTCCAGGGCTGCGGAGTACGTCGCGCCATACGCCTTAATCAGCTGGCGTTCCAGCTGTGCCAGGTATCGTAATATTTGTTGTTGGTTAGAGTCCATGAACCGCTTTTACTTCATCCATATAACCTTTGAATATTTTTTGCAGCTGCTTGGTTGATCCTGTCAGCACGTCATAACCTTTGCTTTCCACAGCTGCTGCATAGTCGGCACCGCAAACAATAACGGCCACAATGCCGGACGGGAATTGTGCGGCGACCTGGTTGGCTGTCACTTTGGCCGCTTCAACGCCGCTGGTTACGCCCTCGCCCTTGTTGGTCGGGTCAAAATTCTGCGTTACCAATATGCCGTCGTTATACAGGGCGTAACCGATTGAACCGCGCAAATATCCTGTATCGTCAATATAATTGGGCTGGTGTGGCTGCTCGCGTATGGTCGCTGGTGGCGACGGCAATGTGCGTGCCATCGTCACCACGTCCAAACAGGCGGCTTGCATAGCCAATATAATATCATCCACCAGGGCTTCGGCTGCGTCGCTGGCTTTCTGTATCAACTCATCCAGGTTAAAATGCGCTTCAATCATTATTCGGTGGGTTCCTGGTTGAAGAGGTCAGCCATTCCCGTTGTGCTTTCCTCTTGCTCTATCTGTTCAATTTCCTTGGTCGGGTCGTCCACCCAGCCCAGCTGACTGACGGCGGTCTTACGGCTCATAATTGCTTTCTGCCCGGTGGCGTTCATCAGCAAATTAACCGTGCTTTGGTCGTCTTTCAGCGAGTAGGGCGTAATTTCCGGCTCAATGGTCAAGTCGTCACAGGCGGCACCAAACGCGGCATCACGGGTGTTCATGACCTTTAAGTAAGCCTGGATAATGCTCATGCGCCGCTGCAAATATTCATCAAATATTTCGCGCTTGTCCTGTACTTTCAAATGGGCATCCATAAACATAAGCTCCAGGGCAACGCCGGACACGTTTAAGCCTTTCACGCTGTCAAACGAAACGTCCGGGGTTTGGGTAAGCGTGTAGATCATGCGCAACAGCGTTTCAATTTCCAGCTTCACGGCTTCGGGTGCCTGGCTCCAGGTCAAGTATTCCGCGCTGCCCTGGTCGTCCATTTCGATAACGCTTCCGGCATCACCCTTTTTGCTCCAGCGCAATATCTCACCTTTAACAACAATCTTGGGGCTTGCGTGATAGTCGTTTGTGTCGGCAAAGTTCGATAACAGCTTTTCCAGGCGGTCAATTAGGTTTTGCACGTCTGCCCATTCCACTTGCTCTTGGCACCCGTACACTACAGGAATTTTGCCGATTGCGTTCTCACGGGGATAGCCCTCCATAAGCTGCCAGCCGTCGTTCCGCTGCTCCCAAATGATGTGCTGCTCATCGGTGTATGTCTCAAAAAAGTAGTGTTTGGCCTTTCTGTTGTCCTCCCGGTAATAGCGGCGCGAGAATGCCACCAGGTCGCCCGTTTCGTCAAAGTACGGATAAAGCTCATCACCCTTAAGCGGCGAAAGCACCAGGCAACGCAATTTGAATTTGCTGTTAAAGCCGTACTTGTTGTTTGGCTTCTCCACAGGATACCATAGTTCCGCGCTTTCAGTACAGCTGAACATTACGCGTGCGACACGGCGGTTAATGGTTCGGCTTTTGGCTTCGGCCAGCACCTTGCGGCACGCTTTCAGCACTTCCTCTTCCTTGCTTCCCTCGTCGGCATCGGCGGTTAATACAACGTCGTTACCAAACAGGAAAGCAACAGCCCGGCGCACAATCAGTTTTTGAATGGCCAGGGCTATACGTGCCACCAGCTCGCGGCGTTTGGCTTTCTTGCCGTCCACGTCTTCACCCGTGACAGACTTCACGTTGCTTGCGTCTTCGTCGCCCAGGTCTTCGGGATCAACCTTGACCCATTTGTCACGCCGTATTGCCGGGTTCATTACGTCGTGTTCTTTCGGGTCAAGCTGATTAACGTATTCAGCCACGGGGGGTGTGGCTTTGCTACGTCCATTCATCAGTTCGGTTACAACCGACTGTTGGTCTTGCTCGTTTTTTAACAATTCCTTGATGTCCATGTTTTATTGAATTTATAAATAATCACTTGCCTTTTCTCTCTGTGTGTTTTTCGGTCTAAACTCAACCGTTCCTGTTAGTGCGTCGGGTGCGTCGTCGTGTTCATTGCGCCCGACTTTCATGTAGTATTCTATTGCGTGGGCAAACTCCGGCCACAGCTTTTTCCAGCCAACCGGGAAAAACGTTAAGTTTTGCACCTCCGCCGACCTGGTAAATATGCGCGAGGCTTTGTTATCGCTCTGTGTAAACCACTTAATACGGGTGTGGTTATTGCCCATTAAGCGGCATTGCTTTTCAACGTTCCTGGCAAATCCGCGGCCGCCGTTGTTGCTCTCAATGTTGGCTACGTCCACCTGGTCTTTGCTCATCATCTTTGCCGTTGCTGGCTCGGTATATTCCATTGGCTTCTGTGTAAACAGCACGTCCAGGATGTAATTTCCAAATTCTGTTTCCACATAATCAATGCTGCAAAGATAGTCTGTTCCCTCGTCCGCCGTATCTGTGTAGTTCTTAATTTTGCGGTGCTTGCTGTAGGGTATCATTTCATATTCGCGCCATTCGTTTTCATACATTAAGCCAGCCAGGGGCTTGGGGTTTTGCATATACTGCGTATCGAAAACAAACGCGTTCTTTTCCCTCAATTTGTGTAATTCTTCAACCGTGTGTTTGAATGGCCACAACGCCTGTTCCTCTCCTTTGTCGTCGGTGTAAAGCACGGGCAAAGATAATACCGTCCATTCCTCCGGCTCCAGGCTCATAAGGTAGCCGCACAGGTCGTTTTCGTCCAGCCGCTGCATGATTATAACAATGGGCGTGTTTCGGCTGTTTACGCGGTTTCTTATGGTCGTTTCAAACTTTTGGTTTACTTTCTCGCGCAACAGGCTGCTGCGTGCATCGTCCGGCTTGATGGGGTCGTCAATGATAATGGCACCGCCAAATGTGGTTTCGTCTGCCACTGCTGCCAGCTCTGCCAATCCCTCATCCAGCGTTTCTTCATTTTCCTTGTCCACCACGCCAGCACCAAAGCCCGTTACCTGGCCAGCACTGCTGACAGCATACAGGCCGCCGCCGTCACGGGTCAGCCATTTGCGGCTGTTGTTCGTGGTCGGCACCACGTTTGGGAATAATCGGTGGTATTCGGGTAGCCTTACAATATCTTGTACGCCCTTGCTGTTGTCGCGCACAAGATCATCGGAATATGACAGGTGTATGAATTTGGCCTGGCTGTTAATTGCAAAGCCCTCCGCAATAAAGTTCTTAACGGCCAATTCTGTTTTGCCGTACCTGGGCGGCATGTTGATAATTAGGCGTTTGGTTTCGCCCGTCAATACCTTGTCAAGAGCATTGGCAATTGCCACATGGTGCTGCCCGACAACAAATTTACGCTTGTACATGCCCTTAAAAAAGTAGCGTGTAAAGTTCATTGTGCCTTGCATAACCCAGGTTTTTATAATGTCAATGTCTCTTACTTCCATGCCGTCAAAAATCCTTTTCCAGCCCCTCCAACAGCTCTTTGGCTTCCTCCTTGGTCAGCACTCGCGCTGGCACCAGGTCGCTGCCGTTGGCTCCTGTCAGCTCATAGGTGCGCTTGGCCTGGCCGTACACATGTTCCCGGATGCGCTCCAGGGTCTTGCTTACTCCGTTCTTTGTCTCAACCAATATGGCCATGGCCAGGCCACGTACATACATTGGGGCTTCGGCTTCTTTGGCGAGGTTCTGTATTTCATCAAGCTGCATGGTAAGCAAAGCGGCTTCCCAATCGTTTATTTCATCGTTGGAAAGCCCGGCAAACTTCTTTGCCTTTGTCTTCGGCATTACCTTTGCCAGCGTCTTTGGTACGCGGTTGGGCGGTCTCCCGTTGGGGTTTCCGCTTTTACCTTTTTTGAATTTGTAAGGTTCTATATTCTCCGGGTTTGGCATATCGCTGTTTTTTTATATTTTACTCGCTGTTCGCTTAATCGTTGATATTGCCCATATAAACGGGGTCGGTTCCTGTCAGCGCGGCATACCTCTTGAGGATAACCTCGCAATAACAGGGTTCTTTCTCTACCATATAACAGGTGCGCCCGATCTGCTCTGCGGCCATCATCGTTGAGCCGCTGCCGCCGAATGGGTCAAACACAATGTCTTCCCGGTGGCTGCTGTTTCGTATCAGCTTGCCGAGTAGTTTCAGCGGCTTCATGGTGGGGTGGTCTTTGCTCGCCTGGGGCTTGTCCTCATGTATTACGCTGGTGGGGTTCTTTGTGTCGTCGCGGAGGTCTTTAATGAATTTCAACAGGTCGGCTTTGCTCATGCTGTCAAAATCGGGCAAATCCTCAATAACGGTTCTGTGGTTGCGCTCTTTCACAAAATAATGGCTGCCGCCGTCTTTCCAGCCATACAAAATTGGTTCGTGCTGCCATTGATAATCCTGGCGGCCGAGGACAATGTTGTTCTTAACCCATATAAGCTGCTGTTTATGTAGAAAGTGTGCCGCTTCCATGGCTTCAATAAAGTTCACGGCTTCGCGGCTGGGGTGGAAAATGTATATGGCTGCACCGACCTTTGCAATTTCAGCGGCGTTGGTAAATGCCGTTTCCAGGAATGCCCGGAAAGCTGCCGGGGTCATTGCGTCGTTTTCAATGGCCGTTTCAATCCTGTTGCCGCCGTCGGCGCGGTTCAAATCGGCGTTCTTATCACCATAGTTCACGTTATATGGTGGGTCGGTGACTATCAAATCGGCGTTCTTATCACCAAACAGGGCGTGCGTTATGGCCGTGTCGGTGCTGTCGCCGCAAATTAGGCGGTGCCGTCCGAGCTGGAAAATATCGCCCTCCCGGTATTGTGACGTTTTGGGCGTGTTGCTCTCCACGTCAAATTCCCGGTCTTCTTCGGCTTCGTCTTCTGTGGCCGCGTCTGTGTCCAGCTCCGGCACCTCAATATCACAGGCGTTGAGCAATGCCGCTTCCCATTCGTTTGCCAGGTCTTCATAATTCCATTCGCCGTAACTGCTGTTGTCAATAAGCGTGTAGGCTTTCAGCTGCTCAACGGTCGTTTCCGCTGGCAACACTTTACATGGGGCTTCTGTTATGCCGAGTTCTTTCAATGCTTCATAGCGCATATTGCCGCCGATGATAATATACTTGTCGCCGTGCTTGTAAACTAACAATTCACGGTACGACAACATTTCGGGGTGATCTGCAATGCTCTTTTTTAGCTTGTCGAAAGCGGCGTTTTTAATCAAACGTGGGTTTTTGGGCAACCCGTCAATTTGCCCTTTGTTGCGCTCCAGGGAGGACAGGGGCAATATAACACTCTGCAAAAGTGCCGCTTTTTGTTTCGGCTGTTCCTGGGTCTTCGGCTTGCTCATAGTGTATTAAAATAGGTCGTCAAACTCTCCGGCACCAATTGAATAACTGCTGCCCCTGGTTGATGCTTCGGTGCCGCTGGTGGTGTCGCTTGCGCCGCTGCCACTTTCGCTGCCGCTGTCGTACATTCTTTCGTTTAATACCATGGTTTCGTGTTTTAGTTATTGAAAAATCGTTTTGTTGTCATGGTGTCCCACAGCTCTTTGTGCCGGACTTCATGGTTAATGGTCTTATAGCGTTCAATGATGCTGTTGTAGGCATCATTGTAAAATTCAAACAATTCTTGGTTTTCCTCAATCGTAAATTGTTCGATGTTGCCGCTGCTTCGGAGGTTCGCGCTTCCCTGGATCACAAAACATTTTCCACCAGCTGTTCGGAAATGTACCGTTTTCGTATGAATGCCAGCAACAGCCAGCTGAAAGCGGTTTTGCCATTGGTCAAGGTGCTGATAGATGTAGGGTATTAGGGCGTGCCGTTCATTGCCGTAAAAGTATGCACTAACAACCAGGTTCAAACGCTCAATGTGTCCGACCCTCATAAGGTGATACAGGCTATCCACGTTATTTTGGTTCAAACTCAACGTCGCAATTGTCATTTCCGGCACCCGTGCGCGGTTCTCAACCAGGTAGGCTTCTATAAAGTCACCGAAAATAAAATCACCACTGACAATGCAATGGGCGCGTTGGTAGGCTTCACCGATGCGCAATTCCCTGGCCAGCTTTGCCGCGTTGTCGTACATAACAAACTTTTCGGCCACGCTGTACACTTTCGGTTTCATATAGCGTGCTGGCTCCGGGGGCTGCTCGCTTTCCTCTTTCGGCACCAGGTCAAAAAATGCTGGGTCAAATTCGGGGATTGCAATGTTCCCAAAGTCTGTGTTTATGCCCGTATCGGCCGGGCGCGTTTTGATTTTACTTCCTTTCGGCATCTCTCATTGTCTCTTTTGCATTGCCTGGGGCTTCCCTTGTCTCCCATCGGCTGGCGTGGCTCCGTTCCCGGTCGTGCTGCCCTCCCGTCGGCTCCGGCATCTGCAACGCCCACAAATTGGCATTGTCCCGTGTCGGCTCACCTCCAGGCAAAAGCCCCACATTGCGGCTGGCCTTTCCACGTCTGCACCGTTAAGACTGACAATTAACAGCACCTTTGGCGGCTGCATACGTTATAAAACCATGTGCAAAAATACAAATAAAGCGTATTATATTAATACGCTTTACCCAATAAGTTATTGAAAACTTATTAAATGCTCTCATATTGGAGCAAGGTATGAAGAAATAATGGTTTCAAATTCGGGTTCGCTCCGGCATACTACATACTTGCCGCCGTGGGCTTCCATTAACTGCTGGTATTGCCGCTGCTTGTCTGTCTGCTTGCTGCCGCTGGCGTTGGTTTTCATTTCAATTGCCAGGTAATTGTATTGGCCATTTGGCAACAGGAGTATAAGGTCGGGAAACCCGGCGCGGACTCCCATGCGCTTAAATTTTGCGGCTTCCTTTGAATTGCGGAAACCACCGTTGGGGCTGTGGTGTAACAGCATGGCATATTCGGGGTATTGGTACGAAAACCACGTTACGCACGCCACCTGTATTAAACTTTCGAGGTCTTTCATTGTTAATAATTTTAGTCGGTTTTTAGTCGGTTTAGTCGGTCATTTTGTAGTCCGCGTGTAGTCCGTTTGTAGTCTGTTTTGTAGTCCGTTTGTAGTCCGCGTGTAGTCCGCGTGTAGTCCGCGTGTAGTCCGCATTTGTAACGCCCGGCATCCTTTGCAGCTCATAGCGACCACGGGTATATATTGCCCGGCTGCCCGGCATACTTCCTGGCCGCTGTCCAGCCGTTTGTATCGTCTGCACCTGTACCACCGACACATTTTCCCGTTCATTTTTCGTTGCTTTCGTAAACATGCTGCACAACTTCAACAATTGTGCATTTAACGCTTATCCATGTTTCGTATGGCTCAATGGTCATGGGCGACCACTGCATCCAGCTGGCACCGTCCCATTTAAGCAACAGCGTTTCGGTGTATTCCAGGCCACTAACGCGGCACAGGTACAAACCAGGTTCGCGGAGTTCGTCGCTCTGCCAGGCATCATGCGCCGATACGCGTTTATCCGCATTCATAAATTTGTCGCACGTCTCGCGTAAAATGTCATAATCACATAAAAGCTGGTGCCTGGCTTCCTTGTTGTCAATAAGCGATGAGATTGTTTTGTCGTATACGTCAAAACTTTGCATAAGGTTGTTGGCTGTGGTCTTAATTTTCTTGTGTACAAGGTCGTATTTTCCCATTAGATCAATGGCATCTTCATTGTAAGCGTTTGCCACACTCTGCACCAAATAACCCATGGAAAGGTAACGCGCGACCTTGTCACTGTCTCCGCTTTCGATGAATTTCTTATAATTTGCGTCATTCAGCATTGCTTGCCGTATTCTCTGCGGTATGTCTTTTTTCATTGTTCGTGGTTTTGGGTGCCAATCTTGGCGACCTCTCCAGCCAGGCTGGTTAATAGCCCCATTATGCGTTTGGGGTCGCCAATCATTGCCACCGTGTTTTGTAGTTCGATTAATTTATCCACCAGGGCTTGCCGCTGGCTTTCCACCAGGTCGGCGCGTATGTAGCGCACGGGTTCCTGGGTCTTACTGCTCATTGGCTGCCCTCCTGTTCATTATGGCTTGCACGCGGCTTATTTCATCGTCCACGCGTTTTTCAAACGCGACCGAATTGTCCAGGTATTTTTTGCATTCCTCAAACTCCTGGGGTGTTTTGTCCTTTTTCTTTTTCAGTTTGAAATAACACTTTTGGTTCGCCCTCATAAGGACGACCAGGTTGTAAAATTCATGTGCGTTCATCGTCGTTTTCTTTTATGTGGTCAAAATTAATTTTCTTTATGGTCAATTCAATGCCATTTTGTATTGCCCGTTCCAGCTCGTCCACCCGTTTTTCCAGGTCGTTAATTCTGCGGTCAATGTGCCAGCTGATCACCACCAGGGCTATTGCCAATATTGCTAACGCTGTGTTCATTTACCCTTTTTCTTAAGTTTCTTTTGCATGGCTTCATAATCCAGCCCGGCTTCAACCCATTTAATAAATTGCTCCCGGCCGACCTTGCGGTATATCGGCACAAACTTTTTGTCCACCAGGTCTGCTGGTTCCCCAGGCTCAATGGCTTTTTCTCGCCCGGCTTTCATGGCCTCCATGGAGCATTCAAACAGGTCTTTGCCCTCTTTATTTACAATTACATAGTCGCGGCCTTGTATTCTAATGCCGCCGTAATACCTGGCTATTGATAATGGGCTGCTTTCCCAATATTCTTTAGCCATTACAATTGTTGCGTTCATTTAATTCTTTCGTTATTCGGTTAAACACTTTGTCTTCGGCACAGCTGCAACGGCTGCGCGACAGGCTCGGCGGCTCATAATTGGCACAATCGTTTGGCCACATTAGGTTGCCGCAATCCACCTGGTCGCGCTCCCGTCTGCACATGTTGCCCCGGTCAATATCATAATACCCATGGGCGCACAGGCCACAGCAACGCGCCTGTTTTATTTCGTCCTGGGTCTCCAGGTCATAATGGAGGTGTATCATTGTGCGCAATTAACAAGCCTGTAGCTTGCAACCCGTTTCCCGGTTGGTGTTACAACTCTGTTGCTCTCAATGTCCCAGCCATAAGCCTTTTTAATGTCTGCTATTCTCGCGCCCAGGCGGAAACAGCCAAACAGCTTCAAAGCGTCAATGGGCGTTATGCTGTTGCCCTGGCGCAAATACTCTGCAATCTGTGCATTCTGTGAAAGCGATTGCGTGTGGTTTTCGTTAATATTCATGGTTATTTGATGTTTTTAATTACTATTTCGGTTATTTCACCCGTTCCCACTTCTTCGCAAGCTTCCATTACCCCTTCAAGCTCTTCTTTGGTCGGGAATGTGTGGCATTCCTCCAGGGTATATTTGCCGTGTTCGCCGACAAAAACCAAGTCAAATTGTTTCATGTTTCTCAAAAAAGTTTTAATTGTGTTTCGTGATCTGGTGTTTCTATGTCAATTAACAATGTTCTGAAAATATGGAATAAAACCCCTACAACAATGCTATTTCCAGCCATTTTTGATAATTGCGTGCGAGGTATATTTGCCGCCAGCAATATATCAATATCGCTTTCGTCTACGTCCATAAGCCTAAATAATTCGCGTTCTGTTAATTTGCGTATGCGTTGCTGGTAAAACCTCATTAATTCCGTTTGGTTGGCCATTATTGTTGGGGATATCTCTCCGCCGCCTTGCACTCTTCCACGGCGTGTTTTACTTTCGGGATATGATGCGTCAAAAATAGCACCGTTTGGCACCTCGATATATCCTTGTTTCGTGGCCTGTGGAATAACAAGTTTTTCCGTAACATAATTTTGTGTGTTATCTCGCTTTGCTGATGTCACACAATTTGCAACACTTACCGGGTGCCTGTCTATAATTCTGCCTTTCTCATCACGCGACCAACCCAATAATTGCTGCTCCTTA